CTCAGCCACTGCGAGATGGACTGATCGCCCACGCCCTGCGCCATGATGGTGGAAGCCGGCATGGCGTCAGGGAACATCCGCTCGTAGTCTTCCTTCAGCACGTCCTCGGTGATGAAGCACCACTTGGCATCCGCCCCGCACGGATCCTGAATCATCGGGTCCATGTAGACGCTGAAGCTGTTGCGGATGCGCCCGATCTTGATGTCCTGATCGAACGACGTGTCGTCGCAGTATTCGGTCAGCAGACGGATGTAGCCTTCGCCGTAGATGACCTGATTGTCGCAGGCGGTGTCGTAGGCCACGTCTGCATCCGAGATGTACTCAATGTGGCGCACGATGCCGTTGAAAATCTCCGCCACTTGCACGTCGGCCTTGTCATCCGCCGGGATGACCTTGCCGCTGGGGCGGTTCTGCCGTTGCTCGTTCGTCACCTGACGGACATGCTGCGGCAACTTGTTGATCGTCAAACACGGACGGGCGTTGATCGTCTGGCCCTGCACCGCGCCGCGTGTCGCCAGCACGTCGGCAGGCCACTGCCAGTTGTTGTCCGGGCTGCCTGCCATGAATCGGAGATCCTCCAACTCATCCTGGCGGCTGTCGCCCAACGCTGCGATGGCGAGCGTCAGGCGGCTCCGCATGGTGGCAAGCATATCCTCGCGTTTCATCGACCCTTCTTGCCCTGCGCCTTGCGCTTGACCGAATAGGCGATCGCAACAGCCTGCTTAGGCGGCTTTCCGGCCTTAATTTCCGCCTTGACGTTCTTTTTGAACGCGGCCTTGCTGCCTGACTTCATTAAAGGCACGGTTGTTACCTCTTTTTGGCCGTTTTGGCCGACTCACGGAACGCCTTGGCGGTCGGCGCACCTTTGGTACCCGGTTTACGCATCTTCTCGCCCGATCCGGCCTTGATGCGCTCACGTTTGGCGTGAATCGCTGCGTACAGACCCTTTTTTGCTGCCATTAGTTGCACTTCCATCGTCTGAGAGAGGCTTTCGCCCGTTCGGCGGGGCCTTTTGACTTAGCCACTACGCCAGCCATACGCGCACAGAAGGACTTTTTACGCCCCTCGTCCGCCTTAGTCTTGGGGTTGGGGGCCGGTGCCTTGAGGTTGCTGCCCGTCGCGCGGTTGTACTTGGCGCGGCCCTTGGCCGTCAGCCCAGCGCCCTTCGCCACCGACTGTTTCTCACCGCGTCCGACCGACAAACTGACTGATTTGCGCGCCATCACGCCCCCATCCAGCCGCTGCTGATCCGCCCGTTCTGCGACATTCTGAGCACCCGTGGCGGCTCCTTGGCGCGCTTGCCCGCCACCGGGAACGCAAACGTCACCGCCAGCGCGTCTGCCGCGTCAGGTGAGGCCAACCCACGGGATTTGATGTCCTTTTTAGACTCCAGCTGGATCGCGCCGGAGGAGGTGAACAGTTGACGGGGTGCGGTCAGGTCGGACTTCATCCGACGATCTGACGGAACGTGCGCTGTTCTCAGCCACTCACGCATACTGCCCCACAGTTCCGCCCGCTTGTTGGCGTACATCACAGGGTTCTTGGACTTCCACGCAAAGTTGACCCCGCGCACTTTATACCCTTGCTCATTCAAGCGGTCAAGGATACCGTATCCTAGCCCACCCTCGTCGATCACGGTCAGCGTCGGCGCGTACTCCTCAATCGCATCAATGACGCGCCCCACCACCGACATCGTATCCTCGTTCTGGTACCGCTTGACCGCCACCAGGTCACGCCCTTGGCGCACCACGATGACCGTCGAGTCCGCCCCGCTGCGCGCCGGGTCGATCCCCACGATGACCGGCGCGGTCTCATCCTTATACGCCTCCCGCCGCATGGCCTCCTCCACGATGGACGGCGCGATGAACTGGTCGTCCCCCTCGGTCGGAAACTGACCATACACCTCCACCCGCGCCTGCGGGCTGTCCGGGCCGTACTCCTCAATGATCTGCCGGTACACCGACTTGTCCGTGTCCTCCACGTCGCGGGCATCAATGCTGTCGGTCGTCCAAAAGTCCCGTTTCGCGTGAAAACACTCAAAAAAGTACCCCGAGTTACGCCGGGGGTTACTGAACGCGCACCAGAACCGATTGGGCGTGTTTTCCGTAAAGAAACCACTTGCCACCGCCCAGATGGGGTCAGGAATACCGCTCGCCTCGTCAAAGATGAGCAGCACCCCATCGAAGTTGTGCAGCCCCGCGTAGCTGTCGGGGTTCTCCTCCGACCACAGCCGCCCCTCCACCGCCCAGTAGCGTGTGCCTTTCTTCAGGTCGCGCTCCACTAGCTCCGCCAGCCACTTGGCCGGTGTCACCCGCGTGGCTGACACCTCGAACCAATGGTTGTTAATGGTGAGCGCCAACCACTTGGTAATCTCCGCCCACGTGACCGAGCGCAACTGCGACTCGGAGTTGGCCGAGATGATGGTCGTCGAGCCGATCCGCGTGGAGAGCATCCATAACGTGATCCAACTGACGAGCGCCGACTTGCCGATCCCACGCCCCGAGGCGATGGCGAGGCGCAGCACCTCAAACGCCTCCCTCGGCTGGTTGTCCTTAATATGCTGCGTGATCTGCCTGAGCACCTTCCGCTGCCACTTGCGCGGTCCTTTGTAGTGCTCCAGCGGGGTGTTGATCTTGCCCCACGGGAAGGCAAACAACACAAACGCCTCTAGGTCGTCCTTGATGCCCGGACTCCACAGCCGGGCCATCAACTCCATCTCGCCATCAGCACTATAGATCGGCGTTTGCATTATTCTCGGCTTAAAATCTTCAGGATGCTGTCGTCAAACACGACAAGGTTGCGGGTGCCTTTGCCTGCGGTGCGACTACCTTTATCTAGAAAGCGCATACCGGGGATGCCTGCTTGCCGTAATCTTGCAGAAGTTGCTGCTTGCGCTTCGCTGTGGTTTCCACCTAAACCACTTCTTATAAGAGCGTAAATATCAGACCCTTTGTCTGAATCTTCTGCTAAAGGCTCAAGTGCTTTAATGGCTTTACGCACCGACGCCGGTTGCTCACTCAGCGGCTTGTCCCAATCCAGCATTTTGGCTATCTGCTCGTCTGGGATGTCTACGGTGTACAAGTTCCCTTTTTCTAACGAAAACTTGCGCGGGTCAATTTTAGACAGTTCTTTTGCCGTAACATCGTCTGCGTTTTCAGCAACTGACAACAACCAGCCCTTTGTAATCTGTTTAGGAGAGTCAAAATCACTCTCCATATAAGCAGACCGAACGTGTGCTAACGCGCCGGGAGAGGCTTCTGGGTGAGCTAACAGGTCATTTGCAGATCCCCGTCCATAAATGTATCTCTTAGCCACTTCTGGATTTTCTGCAAAGTACAGCCCATGCCCATACGCCTGCGCGCCTTCACCCGTGCCAATGGTGCGGTCGCTCAGTTCAAACTTGTCAAAGCGGTAGGGCGAGCCATGGTGGGCAGTTATCTCCTGCATGACCGGCTTGGGCCTACGCAGCATGTTGCTGACGTTTACGTTCTCACCGATTAGCTCCCCCAGCCCCAACGATCCCGACATCGCCTTCTGGCGCGCCTGGCGCAGCATCTCCAGCACCACGCCGGGGTCGTCGCTCACCTCCCGCGCAAACTGCGCGATCGCCTGCGCGGTCGCGCGCGGCTGAGTCACCATCTGGTACAGCCCCTCCAGCCCCTGCGCCTTGCCGCGCCCGAGGCCGATTGACAGGTTCTCCAGGCGACCCGACAGGCTCTGCGGCGGCACATACGGCGGCGGCATCAGCATCGGATCAAGGCTAGGCACCTCGTCCCCGAGGCGGTTACTTGACGGCGGCGCTAATTGATTGCGGTACGGCATATTCAGCCTCCATCGTAGCATTCTCCAGCTGCATCACCTGACGCGCCTCAATCACGCGCCGCTGCGCCTCCTCCAGCGCCGTGGTGATACTGATCTGCTGGTTCACGTCCACCTGCACCTGCTGCTTGGCGACCCAGCCGTGGGTGTGCTGCAGGATCGCCAGCGCCGCCTTGGCGTCCCCTGCGCGGGCCGCCTCTAATAGATGTGTCGCGGCCTCCTGCTCGCTGTCAGCGCGCCCCTTGAGGACGGCAATCTCCACCAACGGATCAAACGCCATCAGCCGCCGGTACTCAACCGGCAACAAGCCCGCCGCGAGGGCTAGGGCGTCCTCCTTGAGACCTAACGACGCCGCCTGGTACAGACGCTCCAGAACAGCCTCCGTCGCCTTCAGTTCCGTCCGGGCCGTCAACGGGAGCGATTTGAACATGGCTGGATCATACCTTACAGCGCCGTTCTTCAAAACCTACACAGCAGACAGCAGACGGCAGACGGCAGACGGGC